ATCATGGCTGAAGAAAAAAAGAAAGACAAAAAGTGGATCCAAGGCATGGAGATGAAGGAAGGTGCCTTCACTGCTAAAGCCAAAAAGAAAGGGATTACCACTTCCCAGTTACAGGAAAACGTTTTGTCTAATCCAGACAAGTACGACGAAAAAACTGTGAAGCAAGCAAACCTCCGCAAAACGCTGGTAGGATTGCATAAGAAAAAGAAAGAAAAGAAGGCTGACTAATGGCAAAAGACCACAGGCTAGATCTTGGTCGTTACGTCACCAATCCATTTAATGAGCGAGGTCTGATTCGGAAGAATCTTGACTTTGACGAACTGTTTCGTGCTAAGCCAGAGTCAGGTGAATATCCTTGGAACCCATCTAGATTTACCGAACGTGATTTGATCAATCGTGTTCGGGCTAAACAACGTCGCTTAAATCCAGATCTTAACTTTGTTTCTAATTCTCCCTTCTTTGATAACAACGAGGAAGTAACGCCCGAATACGAATTGTTTGAAGGTCTTGGTCGATTTAATCGTCCAGACGATTATGACTTCAAAGAAGGACGGGCATTAACACGGCAGCGGCCTGAACAACAACCAGACTTTAATCCTGTTTGGGTAGAAGCATACAAATTAAGCCCAACCATCAAGCCTGGTCGTTCAGCCAAGAATCCAATGCCAAGGATGCGTAATCCAGATCCTAATGGCTACCTGTTGATTGCAGCAGAGCGTCGTGCTGAGAATGAAGTTGAGAACAATCTTTCTGTTGCTCAGTTGATTAGTAAAGACAGCGGAGGAAAGGAAACACCATCTAAAGAAACAGATAAAAAAGAAGGAGAAAAAACAGCGGCAACTTCTTCAGAAGAGGCAGCTCCTCCACCTACTCCTCCCAGTGGGGATTAAATAATACGTCTTATAGAATAAGAAAAAAGTAACAATAAAATGCAGTTTGCTGGCGCAAGGAATTTAATACAAAGATTGCTTGGCACCAAGGCTGGCAAGGCGATGCTGTCTGACAAAACTGCAGAAGTTGCAAAAGCATCTGCCCCTGGTGCAGTTTTGAGTAGTGCTTTTACTGCGCTTAGTGGAGGCGGTATTCCAGCAACAATTGCCACTGGTGCGTTAGATATGGGGCTGTCCACTGTAGGTGGCAGACTTGCAGGCAAGGTAACACCACAATCAATCACCAATCTTGTCGGCCAAGGCCCCAAGCGTCAAGCAGTTGCTAATTTCCTTACAAGCGCAAAACCTGGAGAGATGTCAGTTCTTCAAGGTTTGACAATGGGCCTGGGTAGTGTTGGTGCAACAATGGCTGCAACTCCACTTTACCCAACACAAGAACTCCTTGGTTTAGATGCTGCCCAGCTTCAGCAATTAACTGCAGAACCAGTTGTAATGGATCAAACCGCTACAACAGAACAACAATTAATACAACGCGATTTAATTAATCGTTTACAGGCAGAAGCATTATCCCCTGGAACTATGTTCCAAATGGCCGGAATTGAATCGACACTAGGACGTGGGATGTCCGTCGATCCAAGTATCGATCCCTATGGCATCATGCGTGGTGGAGCACTCAGATGATTAATAAGATCAGCAGTATTTTAGACGACATTAAAAAAGGCGTTCGCACCGCAGATGTTGTTCAACGCAAAAGTAAAACCGCAGGATTGGGCTATGGCCAAAGCATCCTTGATCCACGGTTCCGGGCTGGCATCAACCAAGCAGGCATTTCCGTTAAACAAACACCTGCTCAGTTCCTTGGCGCATACGCTTCTCGTCTTTTAGTTGATGCTGCTAATGACGGCTCACGTACTTACTGGTGGCGATACAACCACCCACTTGCCGTGGCTCAAAAGGGCGTTGAGTACGGAGTTCGTGGTATTGGCTCTCCAACTGCCCGCGCCGCTGCGGCATTAGGTATTGCAGCTCCAGCGATTTCTGCAGCTGGTACTTATGACCTTTTGAATCCCGGCGAAATGTTTCGCCCTAAGGGATACGCTCAAACTTATTCGGAACCTGGTTCAGAAGATCGTCGTGAAACTGCTCAACCAGCACAAGAGTTAGTTGAACGTTTCTTCATGGGCCGTACAGGTGAGCCATTGAAATACGAAACAGCAAAACAAGATATTCCTAGTCTCACTCCTCAACGTTACGCTAATTATCAAAATTTCCTTTATAACGAACGCGGTATTTTAGATCTTGGCATTATCAAAGGCACGACAGAAAATCTTCAAGGTGTTCCTGAAGTACGAGCCCTTGGTTTCCCAGTAACAATCCCAATGGCTGCTGGTTTTACCGTAGGCTCTATTGCTGCACGCGAAGCAATGATTCAAAACAGGACCAAAACCCCAGCTGGTAAGACCGTTGTGAAGATGTACGAACCAAGACAACGTGCTATCCGTGGGGGAATTGCTGGTGCAGCCGGTTCTATTGCAGGCGTTACTGTTGGTAATCTTATTAACGAAGCAATTGCTTCTGCAAATCGTCCACAACTTCCTACATCTTCTGAATATCAGCAAGGTATGTAGGCTGGTAAAATTAAATCATCTAGAAACATAGATTAGTTTTAGATATGGCATACGTCGGTTACCCTGCTGGGTCCCCTCAAGCGCCTCAGTCGGGTATGCCCGGCGGCGCTTTAGTCCCCTTTGCAGGTGGTGGACAGTTAACGCAAGGCTTAGGAGCCCCTGGTGGAACCCCGGAAGATCCTCGCTTTTTCCAGGCACTACTCAATAAACTTCGTGGCGCTGCCGGTAACATCGGTCAAGTAGCTACTTATGGCGCAGCCGTTGCCCCTGGTGTATCCAACCTTGCAGGCGGCATTTTAGGCGGCGATGTCGGTCAAGCAGTAACCGGTGGTGCACAGATTGCCGCTGGTGCTGGCGCTGCTAAGGCTGCTGCTCCGATTGGTGCTGCTGTAACCCGTGGTGCTGCTGCAATGCTCCCTGGCCCAGCTAAGTTTGCTGCTCCTCTTATCGGCGGTGCTACCCAAGCTCTTGCTGGTACTGCTGCTGCAGGTGGCGTTGGTCTGCTTGCACAGGTTCCAGGTGCTGTTGCTCGTACGATAACCGGCCAAGAACAACGCTCTCGGGAAGAAGGTAAAACACCTGGCTTAATTCCAGGTACTGGTACCGGTGTTGGTCTTGATGCCGCATCTCAAAAAGAACTTGAGATGATTCGTGCGTTAATGAATGCTGGCGTTCAGTCAAACGTTGCCGGTGCTCAAGCAATGCTTCCGATTGCTAAAGAGTATTTGGACGTTCAAAAAATGAATCAGATGCAGCTAAACCAACAGCTGGGTCAGTTGACTGGTGCATTGAACCGTCAACAATATGCCTTCCAGCTTGCTGGTGGTGCACAGTCGGAAGCTGGTGCTAACCTCCGCACCATGATGGCAAGCAATCCATACGCTTCTTCTGCATTTAGGGGTTGATCGATGGGTTTTAACGCAGGAAAATGGGCTCCACTCCTTGGTCCAGAAAGTACCCCTGCTTTAACGGGGTCTTCCCCAATGGCAGGAATGGGGGCTGCTAGTTCTCTTGGTAGTGGTAGCTACGAAGATTTTCAAAAACTCGTTGGTAATATTCCTGCAGAAAAATTAGAGTCGTTCATGCAATATGCAACAATTGCGCCTCTAATTAATGCAAGCATGCGTCAATTCGATTCTGAATGGCGCAAAAATGAATTAAAGATGCAAGAGGAACTAGCTACCAAGCGCGGCTGGAAATCTCTCATGTTTAATCAACTTGGTGCAGGCCTCGAGAACTTGACTAAAGGCATTGCGATGTCAATGAATCCTTACGGAACTCCAGAAGCTGCACGCTATGTGGCAGATATGGCTGCTAATCGTGGTGCCAGCCAAGGGGCAGGTTTTGCTGCAGTACGCACCCCAATGAGCATTCCTATTGTTCAAGGTGGTTCTTCGCCTACTTACTTTTAAGTCTTTTAATCTAGAATAAGGAGAAGAAACTAATGGCTGCAGCCAATTATCTTTCTTCTACTACTAATTCTCTTTTAGGCAGTTCCGGCGGCGGTAAAATGGCAGGCTCATCATTTGACTGGGCAACATTTGGTGGTTTTGGCTTAGGTGCCGTAGGTAATGTCGTTGGTAGTATTTTTCAGGCTAATGCGCAAAAGAATGCGGCCATTCGAATGGCCAATGCTTCAAACCTAAATTCATTAGCTAACATGCGCGGCCAAGAAATGGCCATGCGGCAAAACCAGATGGATCGCGATGCAGCTCTTTACGCATCCTCTCAAAACATTAAAGCAGCTCAAGATGCTCGTGCAGATAACTATCGTTATGGCATGAATGCCAACTTAATGAAGACGCAAAGTGATATCAATTCCGGATTAGTTGCCGGTGGTATGGGCATGATGAACATGCTTGCTGGTAAATCGATGGATGCGTTGAATTCAGTAATCGGTACTTCGCAAGCAATGCGACAAGCAGACAACGCGTTCTCCTTGGGCCGTCTTGAAGACAGAGATCGTTTTGAGCTTGGTAAACAAGCTGCCGTCTTCCGTACTCTTTTTACCGATCCAATGGAGACTGCGGAGGAAGGTCGCAGAGAACGTCAACAGATTGCAATTGCTCTTTCCCCTGAAGCGCGACAGTTACGGGAAAGGGAACGTGCTGGACGAATTAAAGAAGCAGTTGCTATTCAGCGTGGTGTCATGGATAAAATGTTTGGTAACTACACACCAACCTTTTACGGTTAATTACTGCGGTTAGAATAATTCAAGTATTAGGGTGTCAACATGGGAGGAGGAGGTCCAAGGGACAATTCAGACGAAGTTGCAAGAGCACAAGAAAGATCGGCTCAAAGACAACTTGAGTTCGATAGAGAGCAGGCTCGCATTGCCGCAGAACGGCAAGCGGCTATTGATGCTTATCAAAAAATAGTTGATGATCGTCGCTATCAACTTGATTTAAAAGCTGATGCACGGGCTGATACAGCTCTGCAATTTCAACAAACATTAGGTCAGCAACAACTTCAATATCAGCAAAGCCGTGACGCCCAACTGTTTGGGCTGCAGAAACAAGAACTTGAATACGCAAACGCGGATAAAGCTTTTTATCGAGACAGGGCGCAACGAGAAGAAGATAGAATTACTGCCAAAGAACAAGCTGAGTCAGCGAAAGAGTCAGCACGTCTTGCAGCTGGCACCGCAGGTTATAATCCCTTCAAGCAAAATTTAGAGCAACAACTGCGTAGCGGTCTGATTGGGTTTGGTGAAGCTCAACAGTATTTAAGGGATTACACAACGCAGTACCAGATGTATGGAAAAGAGGGAGATGCGTCTTCCTTTGCCAAACTCTACGCTGAAGAGATTGCCCCATCTCGATTCCAGACTGGAGCGGGCGCTGCGTTCAAAGAAATCCTTGGTCGTGAAGCAACAGAGGAAGAAGCAGCCGAAGCCTTGCAACAATTCAAGAGCGGTTATTACACTTCCGTTTCAGACCTTAAAGAATCGTTGTACAAAAGGCCAGAATATCAAAGAAAATTCAATAAAAGTTATCTTGACTCTTATTACGACACCACGTTTGGTGAAGAAATCAAAGACCAAGAAGGAGTTGGAACGGGCAAACGAACCTTTAAATTCGATAAAAGCCTTCTTCCTAATTATTCCAGTGACCTTCTCAGTCGTACTAAAGTTAATTTGCCTGACTTTAAAGATGAGTTTACTGGTACACCAGCAGAACTCGAAGCACAGCTTCAAAACGTCAGGGAATCCCGTCAGTTCTTGTATAGTGCTGGCCTAACCAATCTCCAAGGTGAGATCGATAAAGAAACCCAGCAAATCAAGAATACTGGTCTAAAAGAAGTGCAGAAGATTGCTGCTCAGGGTGACATCTATAAATCTCTTGTTGGTTCTTTTAGCTTTTAAAGAACCATATGTTTTATAATTACTAGAAGGTTCCCATAAAAACCATGGCAATTGATCCCGTAACTGGCTTAGAAGAAGCCGCGACAACCAAGAAAATTGATCCTGTAACTGGTCAAGAAACTGACGACTACTTTGATATCGCGAAGTTTGAGCAACTTCTCGAGCGTCTTGAAGGTTCCAAAAAGCGCCAACAACGTCAAAAGAGCGTTGAAGGTCGCCGCGACATCTTCGCAACCGGCCTTGCCGGTATGATGGGCAATTTCTAATTGAGTTGAACAATGGCTGCAACTGACATTGCCGATACTTATTCGACAGACGATTGGTTTGATCTTGACAAGTATCGTCAAGCCGCTGGTGTAGCCTACGAATTCTCAAAAAAGAAAATGGAGGACACTGGTGCTCAAGAACGAGAAACCATCGGTAAAGGAGCAACAGAGCAACGAACCTCTGCTGAACAAGCCCAGCGATTCAGGCAAGACGACGAGGCTCGGGATTACGGCCAAGCCCAACGAGCATATCGATATTGAGGTTTTCGACCAATGGGTCGATAATCTTGACTCCTCTACTCAGGAGTCTTTTTTATCTTTTGTAGAGGATAATTACTCTGTAATTGAATGTTATCTGTATGCTCGTTTTCTTGGCTACCGAGGAAGCATCGTAGGTTGTGACCTTTGGGTCAACCAACGGTACAAGAAACCTGATCATCGAAAAACTCTTCTTTACGAAATTGAAGAGATGCAAGAAGACATTCGCAAACTGCGGGAAGCAGTTGAGCAGGGTGTCGTAAAGCGCGATGCAGGCGTTGCCCGTATTGCTTCAATGCAAAAAGAGCTGCGAGGTGCCATTCTTCAAGTTGAGCAGTTTACTTCTGTTCGAGACAGAAAGGGACTGCTAATGGCTGGTGCTGATCGAGCCATTAGAGAATTAATGTTTGTATTCAAGGATGATCCCATTGAAGCACCTTTGAACGAAGCTTCAATGAGTGTGTGGGCTAGAATGCAACTAGAAGAATAAACTTTTTGTTTTTCAAGGTTTAAAAAATGGGTGCCGAATTTAAGGACTCCAAGCTTGCCGGTAATGCTCAGGCTCGCGCACAAGCATTGGAAGGTATTCGTCGCCGCCGGGAGGCCATCGCATCTCGTCCGGCTGAACCGAGTGCCCCCATGGCTTCTACGGAATCTCAGTCTGGCCCTGCGTCGATGTTCCCAAATGAAGCACCTCCTGGCTTTGAAGAGAGCGCATTTCGTCGTTCTGAGCTAACTCGTGCTCGTGATATGAATGGTCGACGGGAAGAGCTTTATAACCAGTTCCGTGAGGCAGAAGCACAAAGGGGTGGCATTGCTTTTGGCCCCGGCTCTGCAACCCGCATGCCGTCTCCTGGCACGCCAGAATATGAGAACTATATCTTAAGCCGTAGGCGCGGCATCCCCTCTGGTATGGGCCGAGGCATTCAACGCTGATATGTCAAAACATAAAATGCCACCAGAACTCCTGGAGCACTTTAAAAAGAAAGAGGCTAAGAATAAAGACGGTTCAGAAATGAATGATAACGAGAAGCGTAAAGCTGCTTTAGAAAAAGCTCGTAGCTATAAAAAACAAAAGTCAAACAAGAACAAAGAAGCCTAAACGTTTATCTCTGGGTTAGTATTTAATGAGTACACCAGAGAAATAACGTGCCTTCTTACGTTCATCTTGCATATCGCCGCAACGCTAAGGCAGCAGCACGTAGTTTCCAAATCAAAGAAAATAAGAACGAACATCTTCTCGAAAAAGCTCGAGAAGATTTTGGTTATTTTTGTGAGTACGTTGCAGATAAACCACCGGCAGAGCATCACAAAAATTGGCATCGTCACTTCATAACAAACGAAGACAGTAACTGCTTAATCAAAATTGCTGGCCCCAATATTGACTTGCTTGCCCCACGGGGTTCGGCAAAATCTACAGTTCTTGGACTCTTAACTGCATGGGCTATTGGCGTGCACACCGCAGCAAAAATGCCGCTGCAAATTCTTTACTTGTCATACACGGTTGACATTGCACGTTCCAAGTCTGCAACCATCAAGCGCATTATTGAAAGCAAAAGATATCAAGAAGTTTTTCCAACGGTACGCCTTCTCAAGAACGTAACCAGTAATGAGTATTGGTCTATTGACCATAAGTTTGCAGGCATTGACACCACTGGTGAAGAACAGTTCACCCTTTGCGCTGCTGGCTTAAAAGGCTCTGTGACTTCCAAGCGTTCTCACCTTGTCATGATTGATGACGCCATTAAGTCAGCTGCGGACATCTCAAACCCTGATATCCGCAAACAGATGCAAGACAACTGGAACGCGGTGATCGCACCAACTATGTTCGAAGGTGCACGTGCTATTTGTCTTGGCACACGCTTCCGACACGATGACATTCACGCAACAACTTTTAACGAACAGAACAACTGGACCCAGATTGTTTTGTCAGCAATTCAAAACAATGAGAAGACTGGGGAGGAGGAATCCTATTGGCCAGATATGTGGTCTTTGGATTACCTCAAAGAAAAGAAAAGGCAGGCTCCTATTGCTTTTTCTTTCCAGTACATGAATCAGATCGTCAGGCAGAACGAACTCTCCCTGGCTCCTGAGTTGATCGTCAAGGCGGAGATCTCAACAGAGTTTGATGCTCTGGGCGTTGGTGTGGACTTATCTGCTGGTGTCAAGGAGAAGAATGACTACACGGTTATGGTTCTGGGCGGACGGATTGAAGATCGTATTCATATCATTGATTACCGCCGTATCAGGGTAATGGGAAATCTCGAGAAGCTTGATGCTATGAAAGAGTTGCTCAACGATTGGTCAATCCTTGGCAAGGACGATAACGGCAATTATTTCCCCACGTATTCAACGTGTGATATTTGGTCAGAAGCTGTCCAGTACCAAGCTTCTCTCGAAGCTGACTTCAAACGGGTCTGCCTCAATAACGAAAGTCTCTACAATCTGATTTGGCACCCAGTTAAGGGCTTCCGTGCAGATAAGTTGGCACGTTTTCGTGGAATTATTGGTATGTTTGAAGACCGAAAAATCATCTTTAATCGGTACCGGAACTTCACAAATCTCTTCGAGGAACTCACAAATTTCGGCGTCAGTAGCCATGATGATTGCGTTGATGCTCTCGTTTGGTTGGTTAACGGTTTAGCAAGAAAGGGTCAATTGCAACTTGATTTCTAACACTAGAATTATAAAAAGACTTTTGGGTCGTGGGTCCGGAATACGTAGCCATTGGCATCACTTCTATCGTATCGGCAATCACAGGAGGTTCCTGGGTTGCCAATAAGATATTAGATCGACAGCAAGAACGTATTCAACAAGCCTTCGATTACATTGGTTCGCAAAAACGAAGGATTGATCTCTTGGAAGACCAAATCAATCGCATGCCCATGGAGTACGTATTGAAGGTGGACTTCTTGCGTGAAATCCAAGAAATGCATGATAATTTTAGACAAATAAATAATAAGCTTGATAAGCTTATGGAAAAGATTTTGTCAAAATGAGCTACATCCTTGAAGTCCAGGAAGACGACAACGGTGATCAGTACATTGTTTTTCCGGACGAAGTAACTGAAGATCTTGGTTGGCAAGAAGGTGATCTTCTTAATTGGGATGTTCGCGGTGAAGGTATTGTCATCAGCAAGGTGAACGATGCTGCTGGCTACGAAGTTTTAGAAGAGTAAAATAAAAAGATTGAGAAGTTAGACAGATGCTTACAGACGGTGGTTACGGTGTTCCAGGGATGCCTGGTAATTTCCCTACAAACCTTGGAAATCTGATTGCAGGTAGTCCAAGTTTTACCATTGGCCCACGCAGCCCTTTTAAAGGCATGAGTCGCGAGCAATTGGAAGAACTTAAGAAGTTCGATGATCGCCCTCAAGATCTCCAGAAATACTACGACCGCATCAACAATCCTGGACCACAGCTACCGATGGCCTATGGAAGCAGCAATCTCCCAGCTGCAATCGGAAATATGGGCGGCTTGCAAAATGCACAATTCTTTGGCGGCCCTCAACTAGGTCAAATTCCTGTTGGTTTCCAGGGCAAGTACGTATCTTAAATAACTGCTAGTATCAATTAAAAGGGGCAACGTTTAATGGCATCAGACGCTAACGCCAGACTTAAAGAAATTATCGATTCTTATATCGATAAAGATGGCAGTGCTGTTGTCGATACCAGCATCGTCTCTGCCCACTTGGCACAGATGAAATTATTCGGTATCCGCCAGGGTATTGAATTTTTTCCTAGCCAAGACAACTTTGGCAACCAACGCAAAGACTTTGTTGATCGTGTCCTGAAGTACAACCAGATGGACACACGCCTGGATTCGATCTGGGATTATTTCCTTTGCGACGGCAAAGGCTTGTTTTATATTCGTCCCACCAAACAGAATTACAGACTCTACTATTTCCGTGAGCACGAATACCGTACGTTTTACAACGTAGACGGTGAGCTGGAAGAGGTAATCATCATCTACAGCTACAAGGTTCGTCGTGGCTTCGGCTTTGGTGATAATATCAATGTCACCAATGTCACAGGCACCGCTATCTCGGCGGACCAGGGCGCAAAACGTTATATCAAACTATCGATCAAAGCAGGGGAGATTGAGGAGACCCATTCAGAAGGCGAGATGTCTTTTGAAATGCCTTCTTTCGCTGCCCCCGGCAAATCTAAAAAGTTCAAGAACTCACTCGGATTTATTCCTTGCGTTGAGATCTTTAACAATCCAAAAGGATTCTCCATGGAGGGCTACGGAGAATTCGATGGTTTTGCTAATCAAATTGTCACGCATGATGAATTAGTCCGCACCATGCGGAAGAATATTACATTTTTTGGAAACCCGACCCTTCTTTCTTCTCGCCCTAAAACAGATCTGATTGACGCAGGCGGGGACAGTGTTGTTCAGCGTCCTTCCATTGCGGCCAACTCTGGCTTTGGCAGCATGAGTCCACTGAGCCGATCTACCTTCAAACAAGATCCAGTATCTCGTGGTCTTGACGGACAGATCCGAGTTCCACGCATCATCGCAAACTTGGAACCAAACGATCGTGTTGGTTACATTGTTCCCGATGCCATTACCGGGGACCAGAACGCTTTTGCCAGGCAGTTCAGGGAAGAAATTCGTACCGCACTTGGTGGCGTGGATGAACTTTCTATTTCCGCTGGTGTTACCGCTACTGAGTACAAATCTTTGTTTGGCCGTGTTTCGGCTACATCCAAGAAGAAAGCAAACGCAATTTATACCCATGGCATTTGCCGTTGCCTTGAGTTGATTGTCTTTCAGGAAGAAAAACTTTTCCGTGAGTCATTAGCTGCTGCCGCTGGAATCGAGAAGCCAATTCGACCTTCCGAGAATGCATCTGAAGACGAGCTAGATCTGTATGAAGCCGCACTAGAAGGTTTCAATGATCAGGTCAAACAGATGATGATGGCATGTGTTCAGACACAACAGATTCCTCCCGGTGTAGTTGGCCTTATTCCAGACGGAGACGTTACAATGCTATGGCGTTGGACAGGACCTGTCTACGAAGACTCAACCCAAGATATTCTCAACAACTCAATTGTTGTAAGAAATTTGCAAGAATTAGGTGTTGATAGCATTGAAGCACTGAAATACCTCTTCCCGTCTAAGACGGATGAGGAACGGGCCGAGATGTTATCTGGGTTCCCGTTCAGGATGGTAAACGAGCTACAGAGTGCATACTCTCAATTTGCTCGTTTAGTGGGCGGAATGATGCAGACCCCCCACCCGCAATCACCGGACCTTCCGATGGCAGCGGATCCAAGATTGGATTTAACGCCATATCTGTATCGAACTTTAGAAGCTCTACAAAAGGAGATGAGTTATGCAGGACGCTACCGTCCAATCGATCCCACAGACGAGCCAACCATCGCCCGTAGCGGTAGCTCCAAGCAGCTACGTAGCTCCGGCCCCGCAGGTGCAATCGGCTCCAGTGGCGTATCAGGTGGGTACCAGCTACCCCCAAGCAGTGCCCCAGGCGAGCCCCAGCTACCAATCCGCCCCGTCTCAGTACGCCCCCCAATACCAATCGGCCCCGACGGCGGAATCGACACCCAATCCCTGGGAATCGGCGTTCAACAAGGTGGTGAACCTGCTGAGCGCACCAGTGCAATCCCCGTTCCAGGGTCAACCGTCGGCTCCGACGACCTATACCCCGGCCAATTACGGCTTAACCAGCCCCCAAGTTACGCCACAATCGGCTCCGCAGACCTCATATCTCAACCAGGCATACTCGCCCAGCTCTTCCCCAACTTACTTGACGGGATCCTCGGCAGCGCAAGCCAACGCGGAAGTGAATTCCGCGATCGCGGATTACTACAATCTGAGCGCGGAAAGCCGTCAGGTTCTGAACCAGTTCGGGGTGGAAGCTCCGGCGATTCTGAACAACTACGCCCTCCAGCTGGAAACAATGCTGGACAGCGCCGTCGCGTGGGGAAACCGCGCCGCTAATGCTCTCAACGGTTACGCAAGCTTTGCCGTAAACGAGCATCAAGAGAATCTCGCTTATAACGAAATTCTCACCAACCCAGACGTGCTTAGCGATTACACGCTTAAGTTCTTCGGTCCCGCAGGTCCTTATCCAGTGTATGAAAACGAAGCCCAGCTCGAAACCCCTGGATACCCGACCGAACAAGTGATGCAACCTGAATACGGCCAAATGCCTGCTCCCCCTGCCGCCGCCGCTCTTCAGCAACCTGGCAACTTCTGGGGCGATTTTAATGAAATCATGGCCCGTGATCCTCAGAACGCATGGCGTGTTCTGAACCAGGCTCAGCCTCAAACTGTTGCGAACAAACTGTTCGTAATGGAATGATAGTTAGTCGGTAATTAAATAAAATTACCGACTGCTAAAATTTGTGTTAGATAAGACATATAAATGTCTGAATCTTTCACCCGATAAAACACTTCCTGCGACACTGGAGGATAAAACAAAGTGTTCATTGATAACGACTTTCCAAAGATT